AATCTATTAGAGAATCTGCAGAAAGCGAAGAAAATATAAATGCCATAGGACAAAGTAAAATTGTTAAAAGCTTTTTAGATCAAGGAACACAATATTTTGGCCGTCCTGCGTTTGTAGAAGATAGAGAAAACGCTCCTGGCATTTTTCAAAGAGGTAATATACAAATAAGTGACGAAGGAAGAAGAATTAACTTTGCTCAAGGAACTAAAGTACAAAATATAATAGAAGAAGTTGTACTTCTTTCAGAATATGCAAGAAATTTTGTATCCGAACAACCAGATGCTAATGGCATGAAAACTTGGTTTAGAATTGAAAGTGATGTATTTTTAGTTCCTGGAAATTCAAATGTTGCTGCTACAGGCCAAGGCGCAAGGGTATATGTTTATAAAGTTGTTCCTTATAAGACCCAGGTAGCTAGATTTACATCGCCGACTTCTGCACCTCCAGGATATCCTAATTTAAGAAGACAAGCTATTAAAAAATACGATTATTTATATACCGGAGAAAATGACGATATAATAGATTTTAATATTAATATTAATGCTGCATTTTTTACAGCATTAAACGGTGACTTTGGACAATTGGGTGCAAGTCAGATTACACTTGGTGCAAACGGTTTAGTTATAAATCCCGAATCACCAACATTTGGTTCTTCTGGCGGAAATAACACTAATTCGTCGACCTCTGGAATAAGCAATGCTAGAACTACTCCAACTACAAATACAGGTGAAGCAGGTTCTGGACCACAAAATCATCCTGAAAATGCTATTGCTAGAACATTTAACGATGCAATTGTAAATAGCGAAACTGACTTGGTAGGTATTGATTTTGAAATTTGGGGAGATCCTTATTATATTACAGACAGCGGAATGGGAAATTACAACGCATCTCCTACAGGTAGTATTAATCTAAATAGTGACGGATCTATGGATTATCAAAGCGGAGAAGTAGATATTTTAATAAACTTTAGAACCCCAGTTGACATACGAGATCCAGGTTTTATGAAATTTCCAGCAGGCGGTACAAAAGCAGTTGGTGCGTTTAGTGGCCTTTATCAAGTAATAGAAGTTACAAATTCCTGGAGTAGTAATAGATTTACTCAAAAATTAAAAACAATTAGAAGAAGAAATCAGCCAGAAGATACGGGTGTTTCGCCTATTGATATTTCTATAGAAAGTATTATTGAAAAAGGTCTTGATGCTATTATTTCTCCATTAGTGTCATCTCCGGTTGCAGCATTTAGCGGAGCAATAGATGATATACAAGGACAAATTGATCAGTTAGGTACAACACTTTCTCAAGGAATCGGCGGCGCAGTAGCAAATGGTGTTGCTGCACTTGACGCTGCTGCATCTGACGCCGTTGGAAATATTTCATCTTCGATATCCGGTTCTGCTCCAAATATACCTGCTGCGCAGCAGTCTAGTGCAGCTTCAGTAACTGGCGCTGAAGATAATACTTTTGAAGCACAACATGCAGAGTATCTAGCTAGAGCAAGAAGAGTAACTGGAAGAACTTAAATTAATACAGTAGTATACAGAATAACAAAAATTAGAGATAGGTTATAATGGTAGATAAGGTCAATAATAATCAAGTTGAAAGAACAAGTCAACGAGGTACTAAAGAACAATTTCCTTCGCAACCTAAAGTTGCTGTTGTTAGAAATCATCTAGATACAACATATATGGGAAATCTTGAAGTTGAATTGTTAACATCATCGAATTCTGGACAATCTACTAATGCTCCAGGACAGATGATTGTAGCAAAATACATCAGTCCTTTTCACGGAGTAACGTCTTTACAAGGAACGTCGGATAACGCAGGTCATTCAAATAGTCAAAGAAGTTACGGATGGTGGGGTGTTCCACCGGATATTGGTGCTAAAGTTCTTGTAATTTTTGCAGAAGGCGGCCAAGCATTTTGGATCGGATGCATTCCAGAAGAGCATACTAATATTATGACGCCAGATCCGTATGTTTCTAGCACATACAATGATTTAGATGACTCTAAAAAATTACCTGTAGTAGAATATAATAAAAGAAACGAAGACGGAAATGGAAGAAATAGTACACAGTTTATTAAACCTGCAAATGAAGATATAATTAATGTTTTAGCTACTCAAGGTTTACTTGAAGATGAAATAAGAGGGGTAACAAGCACTAGTTCTCGTCGAGAAGTTCCTAGTGCAGTAACTGGATTTAGTAGTCCTGGACCACAAGATAAACGTCCTGGTTCTCCTAGAGTAAATTATGGCGAAAATTTTGCACAAACTCCAATGCCCCAAAATAGATTAGGCGGCAGTAGTTTAGTATTTGACGACGGCGACGCTACATTACTGCGTAAAACACCAGCAAGCGCAGGCCCACCAGTTTATGCAAACGCAGAAGCAGGCGAAACAGACGGTGACCCTACATTGCCGCATAATGAACTTGTACGTTTACGAACTCGCACAGGACATCAAATATTACTTCATAATACAGAAGATTTAATTTATATTGCAAATGCAAAAGGCACAACATGGATAGAACTAACATCTAACGGAAAAATAGATATTTTTGCACAAGATAGTATTAGTGTACATAGTAACGCAGATATTAATTTAAAAGCAGATAATAATGTTAATATTGAAGCAGGTGCAGATATTAATTTAAAAGCAGGTGCTAACACAAATGTAACTGCACCAACGAGTGTTAACTTAGATACTCCTGATACAAATATGAAAAATTTAGATGTAAACGGAAATGCAATAATAAGTGCAAGTACAAACACAGGTTCACTGTCAGCAGGAAGTGTAAATGGAACCAGTGCAGGGTCTAGTTGGACAGATAGACCCGGTAGTGATGACCAAATACTTGGATCACATAGTGCAGCTAGTCCTACACCGCCAACCGCAGCTATTCCGAGCGCAAGAGTGCCAATGCACGAGCCGTGGCCCGAACATGAAAACTTATTCAATTCTACTGCTACAACTCCGGACACATTTAGACAAAATACATCAAGAGAAACAACAGCTACACCAAACACATCGCCGCCTGAAACAGCCGAAGCACCGTCATCTGCACCTGTTGACGGCGTAGTGTCGACTCCTGAAGTTTCGTCAACTAGTATACCTACTGACGTTGGAAATGCATTAGGCGGAGTGCAAGAAAGTGTTAGTCAATTTAGTGTAGGAAACTTGGTAAACTCTGTAGTAGACTCAGCTTCTCAGATTACCCATAGTGTCGGACAGTCAATTGTAGGAGCAATTGACAACATTGCAAGCCCAGGAACATTGAGTAGTATTACAGACGGCATTACTGGGTCAGCAGTATCTAATACAGTCGGAGCATTAGGTAGCTTGCTTAATTTAAGAACTTCTCTAGCAAAGGGACAAACTCCAAACCGTGCATCAGTAACTCCTCCTGGCCCGTATGACGAATTAGACCCTAAAATCGATGTAGCAACATTTAAATCAGTAGCAGCAGGCGAGTATCCAGACGGATCTACGGTAACTTTAACTAACGGCAAGACGTACACAGTTACAAAATCTGGTGATTATTACGAATTAACATAAGGGTAAATACGATATGAGTACACAAGAAAAAAGCATTTATAAACAAATAGTTGTTCCTGGAAACCAATCTCAAGTTGCAATTCCAGAATCAAGAGCTTATAGAGGAATAAGCACAGTTGATCCTGATGCTACTGAATGGATATTATACGATATTGCCCTAATTAAACAAGATATTATCAATCATTTTCATATTCGCCAAGGTGAAAAGTTAAGTGATCCGGAATTTGGAACTATTATTTGGGATGTACTTTTTGAACCATTAACTGACCAACTTCGTGATGCTATTACTAAAAATGTATCAAGACTTATTAACTATGATCCAAGAGTAAATGTTGATAATATTATAATATCTTCCTATGAAAGTGGAATACAAATTGAATGTACATTAGCTTATTTGCCTTATAACATTTCAGAAACTATGAATCTAAAATTTGATGAAAATGCTGGATTTTTATCATAAAATAAACTACGCACATAATATAATAAAATAAATACATTATAATGAGGAAAGCAACACATGTCATCTACAGATAGGCAAAACAGATTATTAATAGCAGAAGACTGGAAAAAAGTTTATCAGTCTTTCCGTAACGCAGATTTTAAAAGTTACGATTTTGACAATCTACGCCGCACAATGATTTCTTACTTGCGTGAGAATTACCCAGAAGATTTTAATGATTATATTGAATCGAGTGAATATCTAGCGCTCATTGACATGATTGCATTTTTAGGTCAAAACATTGCTTTCCGTATTGACTTAAATGCTCGTGAAAATTATTTAGAGCTAGCAGAGCGCCGCGAAAGTGTATTACGTTTAGCAAGACTTCTTTCCTATAATCCTAAGCGTAATCAAGCAGCAAATGGTCTACTAAAAATTGAAGCAGTTAGTACAACTGAAGAACTAATTGATTCAAATGGAATCAATCTTGAAAATCAGACAATTCAATGGAATGATTCGTCTAATCCTGATTGGTACGAGCAGTTTATTAGAGTAATAAATTCTGCATTGCCTGTTAACGGCACTTTTGGAAGACCAGTAAAGTCAGAAATTATTAGCGGAGTTCCTACTGAGCAATATCGAATGAATTCAACTAATACAGAAATACCTGTTTATAGTTTTACAAAAACAGTTGACGGTAAAAGTGTTCCTTTCGAAGTTGTATCGACAGATATTAATGATTCTGAAATCTACGAAGAACCACCATTTCCTGGCAACAATTATGCATTCCTTTATAGAGAAGACGGAAGAGGCGTAGCAAGTTCAAATACTGGCTTTTTTACACATTTTAGACAGGGTAAAATAGATACTGGTCAATTTAATGTTACTAATCCTAGCACAAGTCAAGTTGTAGCAATTGATGCAAGAAATATTAATCAATCAGATGTTTGGTTATATAACTTAGATAGTATTGGAAATGAACAAGAACTATGGACAAAGGTAGATGCTGTTGAGGGTAACAATGTAATTTACAATAGTTTAAATAAAAGTATTAGAAATATTTATAGTATCTTAACACGCATCGAAGATAGAATTAGTTTAATCTTTTCAGACGGTACTTTTGGTAATCTTCCGCAAGGTAATTTCCGTGTTTACTATCGTTCTAGTAAAAATCAAAGACTTGTAATTACTCCTGATAATTTACGTGGTATTTCTGTACGTATTCCTTACGTGTCAAAAGCAGGTAAAGCTGAAACTATAACAATTACACTTGAGTTAAAGTACACTGTAGACAATTCAACAGTGTCAGAGACTAATGCAAGTATTAAGAAAAATGCTCCTAGCACGTATTATACTCAAAATAGATTAATTACTGGTGAAGATTACCAATTAGGACCATTAGCAGTAAGTCAAGAAATAGTAAAAGCAAAAAGTGTAAACAGAATTTCGAGCGGTATTAGTAGATATTTTGATCTAGTTGATGCAACTGGAAAATACAGTACTACAAACTTATTTGGCACAGATGGAGCAGTTTATAAAAACTATATAACAACAAAAACAGGCTTTGCATTTGAAACACTTACAGATATTGAAGGTCAAATACTTAACACTATTGAACCTATTTTATCTAGTATTAAAGTACGTAATTATTATTACGATAAATTCCCCAAGCTTTTGGTTGAAGACCTAGGAGCAACATGGACACAACTTACTGAAGATACTAACAATTTTACCGGTAGGATGATTAATTCTGCAGGCGTATTAGTAAAAACGGGAACCTTTACTGGTTCTAATATGAAATTTGTAAAACCAAATAGTTTGTTAAAGTATATTCCTCCAGAAGGATATCATTTTTTAAATGGTAAATTACAACTAGGTGCTCCGGATTACAGAGGAGGCACAGATTACAAGTGGGTAAAGGTTATAAGTGTTATAAGAGACGGGACTGAAATTCAAGAAGACGGTTCAGGTCCTATTACTATTAATGATAGTATTCCTACTGGTTCTAGATTAATTGAAATTAGAACTGCACTTCCTACGGCGCTTACTGCTGACGTTCAAGCTCAAATTACTGCACAAATATTTGCTTATAAGACATTTGGATTACGTTATTCTAGAAATGACGGTGAATGGAGATTAATTACAGAAAATAATCTAGCGGCTAACAGCGAGTTTAGTACAGGTAAAACTGGAAATACTACCGGCCAGCAATTAGATGCTAGTTGGATTTTAAAATTTAATACAGATGGCGAAAAGTACACTATTACACATCGTGAAATGCGATATGTATTTGAAAGTGATCAAGATATAAGATTTTATTACGATAGCAGCGATAAGATTTATAATAACCGTACTGGAAAAATTGTAAAAGACAAAATTAATGTTCTAAGTATTAATACTAAGCCTACACAATCCAATCCTTTTAACACTGATTATCTTTGGGAAATTGTTGAAGAATATAGAGATGCCGAAGGGTATATTGATAGTAAAAAAATACAAGTAAGTTTCTTCGACGAAGACGACGATGGAGTTGTTGATAATCCTGAAGTGTTTAATGATATTGTAGACGAATTTAATATTACTGATGAAAATATCGATAAAAAACTAGTTTTTCAAAAGAAAAAAACAACAGCAGACGGAGTTGAAGACTTTGTTTATGTTTCTAAAAACAATATTTTTAGAGACCCTGATCAACTTATTTTACTATCAAAATCTAATAGAGCACCATTAAGTTCGTACGAAGATGGAGATATTTTATACTATCTAAAGGAAGATATCTTTGAAGTGTTTAACGAAGCAACTACACAATTAATAATTACAACAGATTATAAAGCATTTGTTGGTAGAGACGGATTAAAATTTCAATATGTGCATGCTGCTGATCAAGAAAGCAGGATCGATCCTAGTGCAAGTAACATCATTGACACTTATTTGTTAACACGAGGTTATGATACACTATTTAGAAAATGGCTAGACGGTGACATAGATAATAAACCTCTACCGCCTAGTAGTGATGATTTATACATTAGTTATGCTAGCAATTTGAATAAAATTAAATCATTAAGTGACGAACTTATCTATCATCCGGTTAAGTACAAAGTGTTATTTGGTTCAAAGGCAAAAGAAGACTTGCAAGCAACATTTAAAATTGTTAAAAATCCTAATTTAGTGTTAAATGATAACGAACTAAAATCAAATGTTATTAGTGCAATAAACAAATTTTTTGCACTTGACAATTGGGATTTTGGAGATAGATTTTACTTTTCAGAATTGGCAAGTTATGTAATGAGTCAGTTATCGCCAAATCTTGTTACCTTTGTAATTGTTCCAGTTCAAGAAGATCAAGGTTTTGGATCGTTACAAGAAATTAAAGCCGAATCAGACGAAATTTTTATTAGTAATGCCACAGTTGCAAATATAGAAGTAATAGATGCAATTACTGCTGGCAGATTAAAATCGCAAGGAGCAGTTGTAACAAGTGTTACAGCTACTAATACTGGCATCCAAAGTGGTGTATCAAACTCAACGTTAAATAACGGAGGCCTTAGCTACTAATGGCATATAATAACGACCAAAATCCAACTAACCTTCCTATTGGAGACAATAACAGGCGCCGTAGTTCAGATCACTTACCTAGATATTTTAGAACTAGAGTTAATAACAAATTTCTTTCTAGTACAATAGATCAGCTAATGCAACCAGGATCAGCTGAAAAGCTTAATGGATACTTTGGACAAAAAGAAGCCAAAGGATTTCGAACAAAAGATTTTTATATTGGTGATGTAAATAAACAACGAGAAGATTATCAGTTTGAACCTTCTTCTGTGATAAAAGATTCTTTAGGAAACATAAGTTTTTATAGCGATTATAATGATTATGTTAACCAGTTATCGTCATTAGGAAGTAGTGTTTCGGATCATAGTTTACTTAATAGACAAGAATATTATTCTTGGAAGCCGAATATCGATTGGGACAAATTTGTAAACTTTAGAGAATACTACTGGTTGCCTACAGGCCCTCGACCTATACAAATATCAGGCGAAAAAGACAACGTAGTAAAAACTATTAAAGTTACTGCTATTGATAATGGCGAAAATTACGGATACGTATTTACACCTGATGGACTTACTCAAAATCCTGTTTTAACATTGTTTAGAGGTATAACTTATAAGTTTGAAATTAATGCTAAAGGAAATCCGCTGTCGTTTAGAACTAAAAAAGATTCAGCACCGATATATACGCCTAATTTTTTGTATGAACAAAACGAAAAAGTTAACTTTAATGGCGGAATTTATATATGTAATTCTGCACATGTGTCTGGTGTAAATTTAGATCTAGACTTATGGGATTTGGATACATCATTTAACTTATCTAATGTAGTAAGTGAAAATAGTATAGAATTAGGAACTATAGAAGTTACTTTAGACCAAAGTACCCCTGATTTAATTTATTACATGTCAGATAACGACTTGTATGCAAGTAATGTTATAAATGTTCTTGACATCACTGAAGCAACTTCTATTAATGTAGAAGAAGAAATTATAGGAACAAAGACTTACAAAACAGAATCAAATGTTGAATTGTCTAATGGCATGAAAATAGAGTTTGTAGGAAAAGTTACGCCTGAAAAATATGCAACTGGCTTTTGGTATGTAGAAGGAGTTGGAGATGGCATAATGTTAAGGTCAGAAGAAGATCTTAATGTTCCTAGCTCATACACATCGGATTTAATCGTAGAGTTTGATACTGAAGGATTTGACGAACTTCCTTATTCAGAAGCAATAGGTTATCCTTCTAATAAAGATTATATTACAATTAATAGAGCAAGTCAAGATGGAAACTTATGGTCAAAATATAATCGTTGGTTTCATAAAAGTGTAATTGAAAAAAGTGCAGAAATTAACAATCAGCCTCTCGAGTTAGATCAGTCTGCACGAGCAACTAGACCTATTATTGAGTTTGAACCTAACTTAAAATTATTTAATTATGGGACAGTTGTTAAGAAAAGTATTGACTTAGTAGACGATTTTACAAAAGATGCTTTTAGTACAATTGAAGGATCTGAAGGTTATAATATTGATAATGTAGATTTATCTAATGGCATGAGAGTGTTATTTACTGCTGACAATGATCCTCTAGTATATGGTAAGATTTTTGAAGTTAAATTTATTAATTTTAGAAATCGTAGACAAATTACTCTTACAGAAGTTGACGATAGTCAGCCTTTATTAAATGAAGTTGTTCTTTGTAAACAAGGAACAGAATACAAAGGTAAGATGTTATGGTTTAACGGAACTCTGTGGAAACTAGCACAGCAAAAATTAAATTTAAATCAACCACCGTTATTTGATATTTTTAATGAAAGTGCAATAAGTTATTCAGATAGTAACGAGTTTGAATCTACTACGTTTAAAGGAACAGAACTGTTTTCATATAAAATTGGGTTAGGTGTAAATGATTCTGAATTAGGGTTTCCATTAACGTATAGAAGTATTGAAAATGTTGGCGACATTGTATTTGAATATGACTTATCTTTTGATACCCTGACTTATGCTAAAACAGGAGAAACACCGATAACAGCCTCTGTTAATCGAGGATATCTTAGAAAATATACATCAAGAACTGAATTTGAAGTATTAAACGGTTGGACAAAGGCAACAGATTATAGTACACAATCTGTTATTAGACAATATGTTAATGATAATACTAGAACCTTTTTTACAGTAGATGTTTATGAAAGAAGCGGATTATTAGATGATTTATGGTTAAGAGTTTTTGTAAATAATTCTTTAAAATTTAAAGATGTAGACTATACAACTTCTATGGATGCTAATGAAAATTTAACAATTAAATTTAACAATTTGTCTTTAGACGATAACATTGTTATTAAAACTAGGTCAGCAGCTGAAAAAACAGAAAACGGAAAATATGAAATTCCTAGTAATTTGGAAAGAAATCCGTTAAACACTAATGTTAATGAATTTACGCTAGGTGAAATAAATGATCATGTTGGAACAATCGTTGAAGAAATAAATGAGTTTAACGGCATTTATCCCGGAACAAGCAATTTAAGAGATTTAAAAGAGTTGTCAGGTTACGGAAAACGTATTGTAAAACATAGTTCGCCGTTAAACTTGCCGCTGTACCATATTGTTGATAAAGATGCAAATGTTATTAAAGCAATAAAATATGCAAGACGTGAATACGGAAAATTTAAAAGATCTTTCCTTCAGCATGCAGGAGACATAGGATTTAGTGGACCAGTAAAAGAGCACGTTGACTTAATATTAAAGGAAATGAATAAAGACAAAACTAAGTTAATGCCTTATTATTTTTCAGATATGATTCCATATACAGGCTCAACTAGATTTATTGACGAAATTACAGATCCTGAAAATAACTTTTTTGCATTATCTAAGCCGTTTAATACTACTACTCCTAGCGATACTGCGGTACAAGTTTACATAAACGGTCAGCAACTAATATATGGTAAAGACTATACATTTAACGACCAAGGTTTTATAATTGTTACTGCTTCTAAAGCACAAGGTGACATAATCGAAATATATGAATACGAATCAACAAACGGTAGTTTTGTCCCACCAACTCCGACTAAGTTAGGGATATATCCTAAATTTATTCCTGAAGTATTTGTTGATGATACGTACCAAACACCTACAAAGGTAATACAAGGACACGACGGTAGTATTACTGTAGCATACGATGATTTTAGAGATGATCTTATATTAGAATTAGAAAAGAGAATTTTTAATAATCTTAAAGTTGAATATAATACTGAGTTATTTGACATTTATGATTATGTGCCAGGATATAGTAGAAATACTGGGTTAACATTAGCCCAACTTAATAAGTCTATGATTAGTGACTTTGTCCAATGGTTGCAATTAGTTGATTCTGATTACACTAAGCATGAATTTTTTGTAAGAGAAAATACTTTTACATTTAATCATACTGGAATGACCACTGTCCAAGGACAGCCTGTAAATGGATGGTGGAGAGCTGTTTACAAATATGCATATGACACTGATCGTCCACACACACATCCTTGGGAAATGCAAGCATTTTCGATTAAGCCAACTTGGTGGGATGCACAATACGGACAAGCACCTTACACTAAAAATAACTTCTTAATGTGGGAAGATATCGAAGCAGGTATTATTCGCACACCAAATACATTAGCTGTGCCTAATGAAAAAATTGCAAGAACAAATTTAACAGCTCATATACCAGTTGATGATGATGGAAATTTAGTTAGTCCTGTTTTAAGTAGCTTTGTCGAAAGTTACAATACAACTACTTTGGACAATAATTTTACATTCGGCGATCATAGTCCTGTTGAAAATGCCTGGCGCAGAAGTTCAGAATATGCATTTGCATTGATTTCGTCATTAATTCTAAATCAACCAGCTAACGTATTCTCTACAGCATTTGATAGAGTTAGACAAATTAGAGGGTTAACAGGCAATATTGTTTATGATATTCCTAACACACAAATTAGACTTAACAACATACAGTTTCCTAATACGTCAGATGAAACTAATAGAGTTTATACATCGGGATTAATTGACTACATTAGCAATTATCTGTCTTCAAATGTTGATACTCCATATGATGAATATAAAGAAAATTTAAGAAATGTTGATAATCAAATTGGGTTTAAGCTAGGCGGATTTACTACAAAAGATAAATTTAAACTTATTTTAGATAGTCGAACTCCTACTAATAAAGGCAATGTTTTTATACCCGAAGAAAATTATCAAATTTTTCTAAATACAAGTGCGCCAATTAAGAGCATTACTTATAGTGGAGTTATAGTTGAAAAACAATCTTACGGATTTGTAATAAAAGGATATGATCAAGAATCTCCGTATTTTAATTATTATCCAGCAGTAGAATTGCAAAATGATCCGTTAGTAAGAATAGGCGGCATTAGTGCAAGTTTTGTAGAATGGAATGCTAACAAAACTTATGTTAACGGATCTATCATAGAACATCAAAATACTTATTATAGAGTTACTGAAACACATACAAGTAACAACGAGTTTGATGATACAAAAGTTGCTAAAATACCTAAATTGCCTGAGGAAGGCGGCAGCGAAGCTTACTTTAGAAAAGCGTTTGCTAATAATATTAAACAACTTCCATACGGAAGTGTCTTTGAAACAATTCAAGAAGTAGTTGACTTTATGTTAGGTTACAATCAATATCTTGAGACCGAAGGATTTGTTTTTGATTATTATGCTGAAAATAGTAATTTTGTGTCTAATTGGGAAACTAGTGCAAAAGAATTTATGTTTTGGACTACACAAAATTGGGGCGCTGGTTCTGTTATAACATTAAGTCCAGGAGCATTCCAGCTTAAATTTAATTCTCAGTATGCAGTAGTTGATGATATTTATGATACGTTCTATGGTTATAGTTTACTTAAAGCTGATGGTAAAAAGCTTTTACCACAGAATGTTAGCTTAACAAGAGAAAATCCTCAAGAGTTTGTTATTAGACCAAAAGCAACAGAAGACGGAATTTATTCAGTTCGTCTTTCACTTGTGCAAAAAGAACATGTAGTTGTGATTGATAATAAAACTGTTTTTGGAGATATTATTTACGATCAAGAACCAGGGTACCGTCAAGAACGAATTAAAGTATTAGGTTATAGATCAGGAGACTGGGACGGTTCTATTAACATTCCGGGTTTTGTATATGATAATGTAACTATCACAGAATGGAAGTCTTGGAAAGATTACAGTATAGGCGATGTAGTAAAGTACAAAGAGTTTTATTACATTGCTAAAAATAAAGTTCCAGGCACAGAAGTGTTTATTGCAAGTCAGTGGTCAATACTAAGCGAAAAACCAGAAGCAGAATTATTACCAAACTTTGAATATAAAACAAATCAATTTGCAGATTTCTACGATCTTGATACTGATAACTTTGATCTAGAACAACAAAAATTTGCACAGCATTTGATCGGATATCAAAATAGGGAGTATCTTGCTAATATCATTAACGATGATGTTAGCCAGTATAAATTCTATCAAGGAATGATTCAAGATAAAGGAACACAGAATTCTTTAACAAAGCTATTTGATGTACTTGGAAGTGCTGACAAAGATAGTTTAGATTTTTATGAAGAATGGGCTATTAAGGTAGGTCAATATGGCGCCGCAGCTGGGTTTGAAGAAGTTGAATATATATTAGATGAAGATAAATTTAAATTACAACCGCAGAGCGTAGAATTAGTAAATTCAGTAACAGGTGAAGAAACTGACTTAATTTATAGAATTAGGCCATTTGAAACATATTTAACACCTGAAAATTATACTCACACACCATTCCCTACAAAGTATATTGATAATACATATACTAAAACTGCTGGGTATGTAAACTCAGACGATGTTGATTTTATTATTGACGAGTACAACTCTATTGTTAATATAAATTATGATGATATTAGATATAATCATTTAGTATGGGTCGGAAATGTGGGACAGTCTTGGAATGTTTACACTTTTATAAAAGACGAAATATTTTTAGAAAGTGTTACTGAAGTAGGTGATCAAAAAGAATTGTCATTTAATGTTATTCCTAACAAACTAAATGTTAATGATATTATCGGAGTTGAATATACTGACGAAGAAAATAATAAAATTACAGAATTTGTAAAAATAACAAAAATTTTAAACAATAAAATTACTGTAAATAGTTCAATATTAACAGCGAGCGAAGCTGTAACTAATCCTATTATAACAAAATTTGTAAGTGTAAGAGTTTCTACCCTTGAAGAAGCAGGCGAACTAATACAAACGTATAAACAAGGCATTAAGCGCATATGGATTGATGACGACGGTAGCGGAGAATGGAAAGTATTTAACAACACTCCGGGATTTAATGTTCAACAAACTATTGAAAATTCTGAGCTTGGAACTAAACAAAATTATGCTCAAGTTATTGCAGCAAGTAATAACAATACATTATTAGTAGTTGGATCTCCAGATGATGTTGACGGTAAAGTGTTTACATATATTAGAGCAGGCAATTCAGGATCGTTCCAACTTAACCAAATAATAGATCCAGACCAAGGGCTTGCTAAGTCATATCCTTCCTTTAGAGGAGGCGAAGGATATACTGTTACTGATATTGTTGTTTTTAATAAGGAATATTACGAAGCAACTAATACATTTACATCTACTGTTATTATAGACATCGATACTGGTGAAAATGAAACTATCGATCAAACATGGATTAGATATCAATCTAATTTTATAAAAATAGATAAGCCTGTAGATGTACAACGATTTGGAGCATCGCTAGCAGTATCTTCAAATGGCAATTACTTAATAGTTGGTTCTCCTAATGCAACAGAAGTTAATTCTACATATCAAGGCGATTATCAAGAACTAGTAAACTACAGTGATCAAGATATTGTTGTATACAAAGATAATATCTGGCAAGCTAATAAAAATGTACTAGGAGCAATTGATAATATTCCGTTTGGAAGTTTCGAATCAGTTCCTCAAATAATGATTGATCTTGCTCAAACAGAAGAAGACGATAATGTTGAACCGTCATTATTAACAGGCGATTATCCTTTCTCAGATGAACTACTAGGTTCACAATTTATTACTAATCATTTATTAATAAAAGCACCTCTTGATATGTATCAAGGATCTGGAATTGGAGATACAATCCATTTACGTTGGAATAATTTAACTTATGCAAATCAGACATCGAACAGCTTATTAAGTAGAGAGCCGTTTAACGGAGACATTCCTGAAATTACTGGAAGCTTTTTAACTAATAGTCATACAATTACTGAAAAAATTGATAGTATACTATATGTTGAAAATTCAAATACAATCCCGTTAGTTGGACAAATTGTCGAAACCTTAACCGGTTTCGGCGAAGTTACTTACACACAAAATCAAGGTGCTAGAGTAGTAATTTACATTAAAGATCAAAACGGTACTTTTGGCACTGTAGGATCATTAACTACTAGTATAGGTGAATTTGTTGGGGAATACACAACAATAGGACCTATTGACACAGCAGTTAATGCAGAAGACTCGTGGGGCGGGTATTGGAGAATTGAAACAGATTCAACTTATAGTGTCTCGAACAATAATTCAGACATTGGCCGAGGACTTGTTTATGTAGATGTTACGCCTGTAGGAAATGTAGATCAAAATAGATTTTATTACAATATATTAGATTATTCTACAACTTCTGAAAGAAGTCTAGACGGATTAAATTCTCAAGTAATAACATTAAGTTATTCAGGTAACCCCGGTCCAGGGGATGTTACCGGAGACGTTAATTCTTCACTTTATGTGTTAAGAGCACCGAAGGAAATTAGCGACTCATTAGAAGCAGAAGGTATAATTCAAGGTAATGTTTCGAATCCTAAATTAGATGTATTCTATAATACAATGCCTCCGTTCTTAACAAATGATTTAGGAGATCGGGCACTAGAAACTATAGGTCTTTCTGCAAGCGTTGTTAATAAACAATCAACAGTTTACGATGTATGGGATGGATACATTGATTTTAGAATAACTAAAAACTTAGGCGGCGTCCCTATTGAACCTAAATTAGGATTAACAGTTCGAGATTCAACAAACTTAGGAACAGCTGAAGTTGTATTTTATCAAAAATTTGATACAACAAACGGTAGAATATTTGTTAAAAATATTACTGGAAATTGGGCATTAGGAAACAATTTTAGAGAAAACAGAGAAATTGAATTTTTAGCCGACGGCAGCGGTGATCCAATATACGATCCAATATCTGGCAATCGTGTATTTGGTCAGATAGAACAAAGATGTTATCCGTTTGATAGTGAAGGCATTGGCAAGTTTATTGTATTTGATTCTGGATCAGATATTGAAATACAAAACGCAGATCTTGATGTTGCAGTTAGAGAAGATACAATTACTAATGGGGAATATTGGTTATATAGAGAGCAAGAAGTGTTAGGTATTCCTAGACAACCAAACTTGCCAACAGTTAATAATAACGATTGGAATTTAATATATAATATTCCTGCTACTCCAAATGCAGGTGTTAACCCAACATACTTAGATATTACAAACGAAGGTATGTATTCTATCTACGAACGTCGAGGCATTGGACAATTTACTAAAATTAATTCTTATATTGTTCCTGATCGTCAGTCTAATAATTTCTTAGGAAGTGAATTAGCATTGTCGGATAACAATCAGTTTAATAGGCTGTTTGTTAAAGCTACAAACGGTGGACAGGGTAATGTTGGTAAATTGTATATAATTAACAACGGCGAAATAAACGGAACAAGTTACGGCTGGGAGTCTGCAAGGGATAAAGCGTATAGAGGTCAATTTGATATTGACACTGTTTATTTTACAGATGAAAAAGTTTATTTTAGAAACAACCTTTATGTTGCAATTACTACAACAGGCCCAGGTGAATTTAATCTAGCTGATTGGTTATTGATTGACAGTGTGACTGACTATCTAGGCTACTTGCCAAATATTACAGATAATGTTATTGGTGAAGACAGTACTATAGTTATTAATGATACAGGTCTTTTAGAATTTGCAAAATCATTTGATACAAGTAAAAATGGCGAAGTATTAGTTTTAACAACAGTTTACGAAGACGCAACTCCTAATACTATTGAAGTATACAGGAACGTTAATGGTTCTTTTTATAAAGACCAAACTATTGAAGCACCAAATAAAAATACAAACTTTGGTTATAATATTGCAATAAGTAATGACGGAAAACTAATTGCTGTAGGTTCACCTTATGATGATACAGAAAGTTTAGATCAAGGCAAAGTTTATGTATATAAGCAAGTAAGTGGTGTGTTTGAACTAAGTCAAGAGCTTTACAGTCCATTAAAAGAAAAGGCAGAATTATTTGGTTGGACTGTTGATTTTGATGGCAATAGATTAATTATAGGTTCTCGTAACGGTGATTCTCAAATCTCAACTACGTTTGACGGAACAGCAGTTGGTAATTCATCAGCAGTAACATCGTTTGATAATAAACTAACTAACTTTAAATCAGTTAGCAAAGACACCGGTAATGTTAAAGTTTATGAAAGATACAACGATACTATTTGGTATGCACAAACTATTGACTATGACGTACCGAACGTGTCACTTTTTGGCACAAACATGCTATTGAAAAATAATCATGTGTATGTTGGATTACCAACATTGTTAAACAGTCAAGGTACTCGAACAGGTGCAATTGTTGATTATAGAATACAAGAAAATACACAAGTTTGGAATGTTTTAAGAGAAGCAAAACCGACTGTAGATGTTAGTAAAATTAAACGTGCTATATTGTACGATAAGAGTACTAACGAAATTGTTAGATATATTGATTATATCGATCCGTTGCAAGGAAAAATTGCAGGACCTGCAGATCAAGAATTAACATACAAAACATATTATGATCCTGCAACTTATACTACTGGTATTTTACCAAATACTGATGTTACTAACAGTTGGGGATCTCAACAAGTTGGACAACTGTGGTGGGATTTAACTAATGCTAAATTTAAAAATCCTTATCAGTCAGATGTTATTTTCAGTGCTAATAATTGGAATAGTGCATTTTCAAATATTAATACTGTTGATGTTTACGAATGGGTAGAAAGTAAGTTACTTCCAAGCGAATGGGATAAGTTAAGTAAAACTAATAAAGGTATAACACAAGGTGTTACGGGACAGTCTCGTAGCGGTGACGATGCATATGTTCTAAAAAGAAAATATAATGGCACAACTGGAACATTTACTAATTATTTTTACTTCTGGGTTAAGAATAAAACTACACTTCCAGAAGTTGAGTTTAGAAAGTTAAATGCAAGAGATGTTGCTGATTTAATTTTAAATCCATCAGCCCAGGGTTATAGATTTATAAGTCTAATTTCTAATAATCAATTTGGAGTTCATAATTGTGACGATCTTATGCGTGACCAAGATATCGTATTAAGTATACAGTATTGGACTATTGAAAATCAAGATATAAATATTCACAACCAGTATCAAATTGTAACTGAAGGTTTAGAAACAAGTATTCCTAAGAGAGATATTCAGAATAAATGGTTTGATAGTTTAGTTGGCTATGATAGAAAGAATCGTCAAGTTCCGTCACCGGAGTTAAGTCCGAAAGAAAGATACGGAACTCTTAATAGTCCTAGACAAGGCTGGTTTGTAAATAGAGAAGAAGCATTAAAACAAACAATTACTAGAATTAATAGTGTATTAAAGTCTACTCTAATTGCAGACGACAAAGATATTACATCATTAACACAAACCGACCCTGCACCTACTAAAGCAAGTAGACGTTGGGATAGAACTGTTGAGTCCTTGATCGACTTACAATTTGTAGGTGTTGCTAAAGCACAACAAGGGCAGTTAGAAGCAGTCATAGAAAACGGAAAAATTGTAAGAGTTAATATAATCCAACCTGGCAGAGGTTACTTGCAAGCACCTACAGTAAACATATTAGGTGTAGGAAAAGATGCAGATATAGAAACAGTAATTGATAACCAAGGCAGAATTGTCGATACAATTATTAATAATGAAGGTGTTAATTATAACGAAAGTACTGTGCTTTCTGTAAGACGATATACTGTATTAGTAGAAGCAGACGAAACTCTTCTAGGTAAATGGGCTATTTACGAAAGAAACGTAGATTTAAAAGAATGGATTTTAGTTGAAAGCCAAGCATACGATGTTACAAAATATTGGAATTACGTAGATTGGTATGCAGACGGATATAACATATTCACAAAAATTGATTTTGTTGTAGATTTTCCATACGACTTGCCAACAATAAACGATAATATAGGAAATGTTATTAAAATTAATAATGTTGGCTCAGGCGGTTGGCTTCTATTAGAAAAAATTGATGCACAAATAGGTGTTGATTATTCTGTAAATTACAAAACAATTGGTAGAGAATCTGGTACAATACAGTTTAAGAATACATTATATGATGTTGAAGCTGCGTTAGTTGGTTTTGATACTACTAGTTATGATATATTATCTTTTGATAATTTACCAACTTCAGAAACTAGGATTATTTTAGATACTGTTAAAAACAATATTTTTATTAATGATTTGTTATTAGAGTATAATAAACTATTCTTTGCAGGGCTACGATATGTATTTTCAGAACAAAACTATGTAGATTGGGCATTTAAAACTAGTTTCTTAAAAGCTAAACATAATGTAGGAACTTTAGAACAAAAAATTAACTTTCAAAACGATAATCTTCCTAGTTACGAAGAATACATTAAAGAAGTTAAGCCTTATAAAACAAAAATTAGAGAATATTTAAGTTCTTATGAAGCAGATGATAACTCTCAGTCAGTTGTATCTGATTTTGATTTACCTGCAAGATATGTTTCAACGTCAGACAGTATTCAACCGTTGCGAGTTAAAACGTCAGAAGGCGGCATTTTAGCAGACAATCCTGAAGAAATAAACACATATCCAAATAAAAATTGGCTTGACAATGCAGGATATAAAATTGTAAAAATTGAACTTAAAAATGCAGGAAAAGGATATGTAAGTCCACCTTCGGTTATAATTAGTGGCGGCGGCACTGGCGCCACAGCAAAGGCAACTTTAGGGCGTAACGGGTCTGTTAATTCTATAGATGTTATTACACAAGGAAATGGGTATGTTGAAGCACCTACAGTAACTCTTAATGGGTCAATTGCACCTGGCGGCCAAGAAGCAAGTGCGTTCGCTATTATTGGAGATAGTCCTGTTAGAAGTTTACAGACTATTATTAAATTTGATAGAGTTAGCGGTACATACGAATTTGTTAATCTTAATACAACCGAAGTATTTGAATCAAGTGGTAAAATTACTTCTTTTAATTTAAATTGGCCAATGGATTTGAGAACTACACGAATTACTGTATTTGAAAACGGCGACGAAGTTCTATCTAGAAGATATACATTCTCAAATATTTTAGATAAGACTAAAGGATATGATAGATACTACGGACAAATTCAATTTATTAATCCACCTGCTGTTAATGCAGAAATTAGAGTAGAATAC